TATCAACGCTTAAGTGCCCTTAAAAACCGCTAGTCACACGGCAACCACGGCAGAAGTGCTCAAACGGCTTGGCCTATCAGCGGCAAGAGTGTCTCAGTTGAAAAAGGAGGGCCGCTTTGATGGGGCCTGGGCCAAAGAAAAAGGAGTGTTGCTTTGGGACCTTGAGCTTGCGCAGAAGTGCTATGACAGCGGCTTCAACCAGCGGCTGAAGGAGGAGAGCCCTACCAGGAAGAAGACAAAAGACCTTGAGATCCCAAACTTCAATGAGAGCAGGGCCAAGTCAGAGCATTTCAGGTCTGAGCTGGCCCGCTTGGATCTTGAGACCAAGGAGGAGCAACTGGTTGAGGCTGCTCGTGTTGAGCTTGAGGCTTTCAGTGCTGCTCGTGCTGTACGGGATGCTTTGGGTAATATTCCTGACCGGGTTAGCAATCAATTGGCTGCTGAGACCGATCCAGTCGCTATCCACCAACTGTTAACGAAGGAGATCCGCCGTGCGCTGGAGACTTTGACAGATGCGTGATGGTGCCGCGATTTACCGTAAGGCGTTTGTAGAGGGGTTGAAGCCTGACCCTGACTTGACGGTGAGCGAATGGTCTGACGCTTACAGGATGCTGAGCAATAAGGCGAGTGCGGAGCCAGGGCCATGGCGCACCGACCGGACACCGTATCTGAAGGAGATTATGGATGCGATGTCTGCCAACTCACCTGTGCAGCGGGTGGTGTTCATGGCGGGTGCGCAGCTTGGCAAGACCGAGGCGATCAACAACATTGTGGGTTACATGATTGCTCATGCACCAGGGCCAGCATTATTTGTGCAGCCGACGATTGAGATGGCAAAGCGCCTAAGCAAGCAGCGGCTGGATTCATTGATTTATGAAACGCCTGCCTTGGCTGGGCTGGTGGCACCACCAAGGAGCAGGGACGGGGATAACACGATGTTTAGCAAGTCCTACCCAGGCGGAATCCTGCTGTTGACGGGTGCCAATTCTGCAACTGGCCTACGGTCTGCACCTTGTCGGTGGGTGCTGCTGGATGAGGTGGATGCGTTTCCGAGTGATGTTGATGGTGAGGGAGATCCGTGCGCGTTGGCTGAGCGGAGGGCGTCAACGTTTTCAAGGCGAAAGATCATTTTGACTTCGACGCCAACGATCAAGGACATGAGCCGGATCGAGACGGAGTATGAAGCGTCGGATCAACGGCGATATTTTGTGCCGTGTCCGCATTGCGGGCATATGCAGTGGTTGCAGTGGAAGAATTTGCAGTGGCGTGAGGGCGATCCGCGCACTGCCGCTTATGTGTGCGAGGAGTGTGGAGCGCATATCCCAGAGCACTTCAAAAGCGAGATGCTGCGCAAGGGTGAGTGGCGAGCGCAGGCGGTGAGTCAAGACCACCGAACAATTGGTTTCCACCTGTCGTCGCTGTATTCACCTGTGGGTTGGAAGAGCTGGGAGCAGATTGTGACTGAGTTTTTACGTGCGAAGAACGATGCGCCTCTGCTGAAGACTTGGGTGAATACGGTGCTGGGCGAGACTTGGGAGGAGGAGATTGGAGCAAAGCTTGGGGCGGAGAGCTTGGCTGAGCGTGCGGAGTTCTATACCGCTGGGGAAGTACCAGATGGTGCGAGCATCCTCACGGCTGGGGTAGACGTGCAGGACAACCGGGTGGCTGTAGGTCTGTACGCATGGGGGACGGGGGAGGAGTGCTGGCTGGTGGGTCACACCGAGATTTATGGCGATCCAGCCGGTCAGAAGTTGTGGGAACAAGTAGACGACCTCGTGCTTAGGGACTACCCACACGCGAATGGCGGTCGGGTAAAGGTGTCAGCGATAGGGGTGGACTCCGGCGGGCACTTCACAAGTGAGGTGTATGCGTATGCGAGGAGCCGTAGAGGGAAAGCTGTGTTTGCGTTGAAGGGGTCATCAATCAGGAACAAGCCGCCGATTGGAAAGCCTTCTAAGGTTGATATTAACTACAAGGGCCAAGTTCTCAAAAATTCAGCGGAGGTGTTCCCTGTAGGCACCGACACGATCAAGTCAACGCTGTTTGGACGGTTGAAGCACAACGAGCCAGGGGCAGGCTTCATCCACTTTTACGCGGAAGCTGGCCAGGAGTATTTCAGGCAGTTGACGGCTGAGCGGCAGGTGGTGCGGTATGTGAAGGGCTTTGCGGTGCGGGAGTGGAAAAAGAAAGCAGGTGATCGAAACGAAGCGCTGGACGTATTTTGCTACAGCTATGCAGCCCTGCACTTTTTATACATGCGGTTCAACCGCAACACTATTTTTGAGCAGTTTGAAAAAACGCGGCAAAGCGCAAAGCAAAACCCGGTTGAGAAGCCAGTACAATCAGGCTATCGGCCTCCGCAGCGTAGACTGCAAAGGCAGGCTCAATCCTTTGTGACAAGCTGGTGAGCATCCTCGTCCCAGACTTAATTTACGCAGGCGACACTCTTGTGTTCGACGTGCCTGATTTCAAGGATGCGATTGGCAACAGCATCTCCAGCGGCACCTACACCCTGACGTGGTACGCGAGGTTTAACCACACGCACGAAGGCGCGACTGTTGTCGGGACAGCCCAAAGCGGCGGGTGGCGAGTCACTGTTGCTGCTGCAACTACTGCCAATTTCGATGCAGGGCTATGGACTTGGCAGGCAATCGCCACCAGTGGCGCGTTGACCCATACGGCTGGGCGAGGTCAATACACGGTCAAGTCAACAGCGGCATATACGGGGCAGCCTGCTGCCTATGACGACAGATCTCGTGCCGAGATCGACCTTTCGCATGTGGAAGCCGCTATCCGCACGTTGGCGGAGGGCGGGATGGTGCAGGAATACAGCATTGGCAGCCGCAACTTGAAGCGGTTCAGGATGGCAGAGCTGTTGCAGCTTAGGGATGAGCTTAAGAATGAGATTGCCATGGAACGCAAGCGAGAGAAAATACGCCAAGGCCTTGGCAACCCCGGCCTAGCAAAAGTGAGGTTTACCTAATGGCTATTTTTGGCATTGGCCGCAAACGCAGGCTGGAGCGTGAACTTGAGGATGCCAGGCAGAAAAATGCGTACCTGAAGCGGGCGTATGCGGCTGCGCAAAACAATCGCCTCACTTCTGACTGGATCAGTCAAGCCACCTCAGCAGATAGCGAGATTAGGGGCAGCCTCAGGACGTTGCGCAACAGAGCGCGGCAACTGGTGCGCGACTCTGATTTTGCGAAAGCAGCGCTTCGTGCAGTCAGGAACAACGTTGTCGGTACTGGCATCAAACTGCAAGCACAGGTGCGGATGCAGCGTGGCGGTCGGCTGTCAGAAGAGATCAATAAAAGGATTGAGGAGGAGTTCAAGGCATGGTCTGCTGCCAAAAGCTGCAACACTGCTGGCAGGTTGACGTGGCAAGACATTCAGCGGTTGTCGATCACATCAATGCTGGAGTCGGGCGAGGTGTTTATTCGTTTTGTCAAGCAGCCGTTTGGTAACAGCAAGGTGCCCTTGGCGTTGGAGGTCATCGAGTCAGACCTGCTTGATGACGACTACAGCGGGATTGCTGAGAATGGGAACCAGATTCGTATGGGTGTTGAGGTCAATGAGTGGGGCCGCCCTGTCGCTTATCACTTCTGGGATTACCACCCTGGCGACTACCAATTCAGCTATGCGCAGGTAGCGGCAAAACGTCGGGTGCGAATCCCGGCAGAAGACGTGTTGCACCTGTATTCAATTGAGCGTCCGGGCCAGACGAGGGGGGTGACTGCCTTTGCGTCAGCAATTATGCGACTGCGCAACCTCAGCGGATATGAGGAGGCTGAGATTGTGGCTGCTCGTGCCAGCAGCGCAATGATGGCATTTGTCAAGACACCAGATCAAGAGCTGTTTGAGGACGGCACTTTTCAAGAAGATTCGGTCTTGGACTTCTCGCCAGGAAGCATCAGGAGACTGGCGCCAGGCGAGGAGATGCAATTCTTTACACCAAGCCGTCCCGACGATGCTTTTACGCCATTCGTTCAGCAAATGTTGCGGGCTTTT